AAAAAAGACAGCGCGTATTACGCACTATAATATGCTCATTGGATGGGCATTTGGATGGGCATTTGGATGGGCATTTACCATCCTTATACTGATCCAACTTCTGGGCAAAATAATTTGTATCTTCGATCCTGTATAATGGTCCGAAATGTTCTTGAGCCTGTTTGTAATCGCACCTTTGTTGTTCGGTGATTGCCGCCCAGAAAATCGGCAGAAAATGTGCTTTCAGTGCATCTAAACTGGTCGGGATTACAGATGGCACTGACTCTGATTCCGATGAAGGAACCTTTGTGGCTGTTGTGGTTGTTGTGGTTGTTGCGGCTGTCATTGGGTACAGTGTCTGGGTTGCTATATACAGGCTCAATTTCTCCTGAACATAGAAAATACAATCACATTTTGAGCGTATTGTTTGGCATCAGACCATAGAGCTATCCGGGTTGTATATATTACGTGATTGAGATGAATGGTATGATGGGATGCACGGGAGGCGGAGGTGGAGGCGGGGGAGGCGGGGGAGATGTGAATCAAAAACAGGCCATAAAGGTTACCACCATTCAGAATGTGTCTCCTGCCAATCGGAAAGGTACTAGATATAAAGGCAAACAGATAGCTGTTCCACAGCCTGAAATGCTTGCCAAAAATACACTGGATGCCACTCACAAAAGTCGTATCAAGCATTTTAAAGATGAACGCAAATCGCTCAATGCAAAAAAGAAAGAGTTGACCGCCATGAACAAGGAGCTAATCCTGTTGAATCAAATCCCCATCACAGAGAGAGATTTTCGCAAGGTCACACTTCTGGAGGAATCCATCAAACGTATCGAGAAAGAGATTGCCTACATAGAGTCCGGACAGGGAGAGCTTGACTATTATGCCAGAACTGGCGAACTTCTGATGGAGTATTATGAACATATTAACTCAATGAAAAAAGGAAAAAAAGGAGGAAAAAAGAAGAATTCGAATTCAAATGGTGCAGGGGGCGGAGCAGGACAGCCATCTGCGTCAGTATACGACATGTTCATGAAACCACAAGCGAGCGAAAGTCTTCAAACCCATCTAGCAAATCTCAATGAAAATGGAGAGCCAGTCACAAATCGGCCACAGTCCCAGCCACCGTCCAGTAGATCTGCATTTGACAGCCTCTCATTGCTCGGTCTGGACATCGGGAGCACTCCCATTAGCACAAGTACAACCAGCAGCTCTAGTACCAGCACAACCACCAGTGGTGCTACAGTGACAACTACCACAACCATGACGACCACCACAACGACCACCACGACCCCACTCAGTAAACCTCAGAAATTCCTGGGAAATCTGACCGGATTCGTTGAAAAACAGGATGCTTTCAACCGTGCAGATTATTTTGATGAGTATCTGAGTATCATTGACCCCCATTTTGTTAGAGATGAGATGACTGCATCCAAGAAACCAGATGAAGACTCATTTTGTCAACGATGTAATTGTGTTCGCTACATGCATCATGCAGAGGCGATGATGATTTGCCCAGAATGTGGTAGCTATGAAGCCATTGTCATTGATTCAGATAAACCTAACTATAAGGACCCTCCCGTTGAGATCAGCAACTTTCCCTATCGTCGTATCAATCATTTCAATGAGTGCCTCAGCCAATTTCAAGCCAAGGAGAGCACTGAGATTCCGCAGATCGTTTATGACACCATTCTGATGGAGATGAAGAAAGAACGAATCACCAATATGGCGGACCTAACCAAGGATAAGGTCCACAAATACCTCAAGAAACAAACTGACAAGAAGTTTAAGTTCACCAACTATTATGAACACATTCCACACATCATCAACAAACTCACTGGCATCAAACCCAAAACATTAACCGCCAAACAGGAAGATGAGCTCAGGACAATGTTCCACATCATTCAGGAGCCATACGAGAGACATAAGCCCAAGAATAGGAAAAACTTCCTCAATTACAATTATGTCCTGTATAAGTTCTGTGAGCTTAAGGGATATGATGAGTTTTTGGACTGTTTCCCAACCCTCAAGAGCAAGGAGAAGCTTTACCAACACGATCTTGTATGGAAAAAGATATGTAAGGAGCTCGGATGGACGTATTATGCATCCACATAATTTTCTCAACATACCACATACACACTGTGACAAAATGGTCTCTGTTGGAATCACTCCCAAGGCACAACAGCAGCTTGACAGCGCCTTCTATTCAAGTCTGGGCATTGTCCTATCCCTTCTTTGTTTGATTTTCATCACATTGAGCACATTTGCGGGATATTTTCGTTGAATCACTGTTTTTTCTTTATGAGAATGGATAAAGAAAAAGCATACTGATGCTCCACAGCCTTTTTGCCCCGAAAGGACCGAAAGGACGGTCCAGAAGGAAAGCCAGAGTTAGAAAAACAATCAAAAACCCCGCTGACAGTCGACTCCCTCTGATAACTGCAACGACGAACTTATCCACGTATCATGACAGATTATATGCAGCACTCTACCCAGATCTGCGCACGATGACAGATGATGAACGCCATGCCCACTGGTTGATGTTTGGCCAGTCGGAAAACAGGATTGCCACTCCTGAAGACTTCCTAAATCTAGTTAATCATGACATATATTATTATTTCGACCACAAAGAATACCGGAATCGCCATCCGGACCTGAAAAAAGCATATGCCCCAGAAGATCGTGAAGCCCTCATTCTACATTATGTCAGCACTGGCAAGTCTGAAGGACGATTTGCAACATTCAGTCCAATTAAACTGGTTCCAATTATTCCACATTGGTTGGAGTCATCGTGTGATTCAAGTGATTCAAGCGAACTGACATTCATCACAAAGCAAATTGTGGATCCTGTTGAACCCATTGAACCTACCGTGGAGCACTCCTCTGGACATGTTGCACCTGTTGACCCCGTAGAACCCATTGAACCCGTTGAACCTACCGTGGAGCACTCCTCTGGACATGTTGCGCTCGTTGAACCCGTTGAACCTACCGTGGAGCACTCCTCTGGAACCGTGGAGCACTCCTCTGGACCTGCTGTACCCATCGTGGAGAGAGTTGTGGATCCTGTTGTCATGGCTGATGAATCATCTGAGGCCCACTCGATACAGGAGATATATGCAAGCGAGTCAGATGGCGATGACGACGATGAAGACGTAACTGATTCATATAACACTGGTTCGGAAATAAGAGGGTCTGAAGAAGAAATGGATTATTCCAGCGAGAGCTACAGCGATTCACAGTCCGAACGAGAGCTCCAACTCTTTGAGCCGACAACGGAGAGATATCATCGGTTTGGTGATTGTCTGACCAAGCTGCGCACAGAGCTGGGAGCGCTGTCTAATTATGTTGACAGTCCATATGACACATCCATTAAGCATCTGATCATACTTAGACTTCACCCGAGCCTGATAAAAGTGGTCGAGTCCACTCCTGTGACAGCTAAAAATCCATTGTCCATCGGAAATCCCCTTGGACTGATGGATGAACCATTTGGTCTACTGATATGTCACGAACATCTACTACAACAACTACGACAGAGAATCATCTCTGCAAATGAACTGCTGCAGACCATCACCTTCATAGACAGTCGTGTCCTTCCTGCTGACCTAACGGACTTGCTGAGCAGGACAATTCATCCTTTTCAACATGATAATACTATCCAGAAAGCCACGGTTCCAATCGTTTGCGGTGCTCTGGTCGGCGATGGCTCACAGAGCCAGAGCGAATCTATCGCAATCACTGGCTTTGATGAAACCACTGGGAACTGGACATATATTCCAATGTGCAAATTGTTGGATTATCGCTATCAGCGCCTACGACCAGCCACCACATCAGATGATCAACATTCTCTCATATATACCCTCAATCTACAAGCCTATACTGATGCGAATAACAGCGTCATGGTGAGTGAACGACCAGTCATGTGTCAGAATCCCATCTGGAAGGATGTCATCATAGCAGGTTCTGGAATCATCTTAGAAACACTTGCAGAAAACACTCCCACTCATGTCCTCATCAAGACATCCGAACTCACTGAGCATGATTTTGATAAAATTAGTAAATATTACTCTAATGTCAAATCCGCCATCTCACCTGTTCCGGACGTGTTGTTGGTGAATGTTGCACAAAATGACAATGCCGTCATTGGTGCACTCCGCCGGATAGGCATAATGGTGATGAGGATCCCTGGTGCAAAGGAGACCGTGTCCACCGTCCTCAAGGAGCTTGATTCAAGTTGCAACATCATCCGGTCAGTACAGCTGGACCAGCTGGACCATGAATCAAGCCCGAAAATTTGATGTTCTCGCCTTTTTCAGGCTCCATACCAACCAATCACCCACATACATGAATCTGAACAAAGATATTAGAGGAGTAATATCCAACATAAAAGCTCAGATTCAGGAGATAAATGCAAAAGAAAGAGAACAATACTCGCCTCCCAAGATACTAACACTCGAAAATCTTCTTTTGGGAGAGTCACAGAGAACCAGGGAACACCCAAATAACAAAGATCCTGGGAAAAAAGGGATAGACAAAAAGGGTGTGGAGGTCATGGAACACAACGCCCTATTGTATCGAGCTCAGAAGATGAATTATCGCAAGAGCAGGACTCCTAATCCCATCGCACTTGAAATGCGTGCCAGAGCATTTCATGGTATTGAGCCAGGAAATGGTAGACTCATGAATCAAGACATGGAGGCTCTCAAAGCGCGTTCGAATGCAAGTAATTATTACCAAGTCACCGAATCGGACAACCTGCTCAATGATCTGACATTGGAAATATTTCAAAAACCATGGGGCAAGCTGGATGCAGCGATCAAGATTAATCGGGTTATCAAGTTCGCAGAATCGCTGCAGCTGCGACACAAACTGTCAGAGAATGAGTTCAGGGAACTGCGAATACTGCTCATCAGTCTGGTCAACAAGAAACAAATCTCCAAGAAAACAGATGTTAGGTATAACGAGGAAGAGGGTGAACTACAAGCCATTCCCGGCTTGAACTGGAATGAGGACGCAAGAAAATTCAACTACTCTACCACCATGCGCAATACAAAAAAGAAGGCATCACAAGCACAACAGCCTGTTCCTGTAATCATTCAGCGCAAAGTCCAGCTGACTGGGATTTCTGACCTAACCGAAGAGCAACAGAACATGCTATCATCAAAGTTGGGATCGCTTGCACCTGTGAAGATATGATCAACGGTTCGTTGTTGTGGCTGTAGCTGTAGCTGTAGCTGTAGCTGTAGCTGTGGCTGTAGCTGCTGCTGTGGTTAAACCTCCCAGAAGACTCCGGTAGTAACGTGCACTTTGACTATCAGAGTGACAAAATAGTGGGAAGTCGAATGGAGTAACTACCATTTTCAGAACATAGTTGGTCAGTGGTATCCGCCAATAGTGCTGGTTACAGGTTATTTCAGTTGACACAAATGCCTCTGCGAGCAATCCCCTAACCCATGAAGAACAGTTATCCGTTCCAAACCATCCCCAGTAGCTATACGGTTGCGACCACCCCACGATTGTTGTTCGTAAACTCTCGAACTGTTCTTCCGTCAGGAGATGTTCTTCTTGGTAAACAATCTTACCAGGAGGAACCCTATCATTCCCCTCCAGCAGAGGGTCTGGAGACTGAACCCGAGACTCGCATGACCAAAAAGGGCGCACAAAACGGTACACTCGAGCCAGGATCCCCTTGAAACGGCATGGAAGGTATGGGTAGATCCCATAGCTAATCCTCTCCAAACCGAGAACTGGTTGTACAGCCTCTAGTTCCAGAGATGTATGGTAATAGAAAGGAGCATTGGCTTCATTGCTGACTGTGACCAGACGAGCCTTGTACACAGACTTGTCCGGATCAGCGCTGGGAAAAGCGGCCAAACAGTTTTGAACATTCAAAAAAAGGATCAATGTAATTAAAAACATAAATTGTCTGTTACGTGTTACGGTTGTTAGTTAAGCCGTGATAGATAAACTAAAATATTGGATCAATTTTGCAACCAAAGTTTACCCCATGAGAAATTAAGGATTACTTTTATTTTCACTATTGTTTATAAGGGGGTTAGCTCGCGCAAGTAAATTGATTTGTTCTTGGAATGATTTTTGTAAACTTCGTAAAGTCCCAATGTCACTGAAACTGACTGTAAAACTACCTCTGCCCACCGCCACACGACAAGTGCCATCGGGACCAAGGGTAAAACTACCTCTGCCTACACCCCACCTGCCACACAGTTCACGAGCACAGGTTACACCGCCTACTTCTGCAACACATACAAATGGATCTGGATCTGTTGTGTGTGTCAAAGTCAAATACATTCGCCCTCAACATCACAATCTGAGGGACTGGATGATGGATCCCCAGAATGTGTACATAGGACGCCGCGGCATTGTCTTCATCGACAACCGGAGATTTCCAGAGAAGGATAGCTCATGGTCAAATCCTTTCAAGGTCAAGAAAGGAGTGGAAGGTAGTCGCGAAGAAGCAATCAGAATGTATCGTGACATGATCCTGGATAGGATTGCAAGTGGTCAGGTTTCACGCAAGGATTTCGAACAATTGCAAGGTAAGAACCTAGGATGCTGGTGTCATCCTGAACCGTGCCATGGAGATGTCCTGTTAGACATTACCCAGAACCTAGATAAATATTTCTAAATGATATGGTAACCATTTCACCCAAAGCTACCCCATGAGAAATTAAGATTTGCTTTCATTTTCACTATTGTTTATAAGGATCGTATACCAACTAGTTACAATCTATCCGGTACTGCCGAATCCGCCTGTGCCTCGAGAACTTGGTAGGATGATATCAGACAGCTGAAACTGAATTGGTCCTCGAAGATCTCCAGTCGCTATTTGGAACAATCTCTGTTTCTCCTCAATAATATAATCCTCATCTGAGTGGTTGTCGACCATGGCCATCAGATTACCTCGATACCCTGCATCAATCAGCCCAACACTGTTGGAAAGTCTGAGTGGTGTCTTGCTGATGCTAGATCTGGGTAGCATCCAGTAGCTGTGTCCACTTTGCACCACGATTCCAAGGTCGATTTTGTTTCCAAGACTCCTCTTTGGAATAATCTGACGCTTTGTGCAAAAAAGATCCAATCCCGCATCACCTGCGTGGAAAGTGGAATGATTCATGTACATTGACACTACGGAGTCACGGTCATCACGGGTCGAATCAACGGCAATCACGAAAGATCCCGGTTCCGAAATATATCTAGTCAGATCCTCCTTGTTAGCCCCCATTCTGTTCCCAATTGTATGTTGTGAATAGAATACTGGCTCATGCCTATGTCATTTTTTCTCAAATACACTTCAAGAAGAGAGGACCTTTGGCTTAAGTTTGATTGTAATTTGTCTCTTTGTCTGCTTTCCATCCAGTCTCGAGGGCAGATTTTTTGGGATGAATTCATCCAATGTATGTGGCACACTCTTTTGCTCCTTTACAGCTGGAAGCGTGATCGGAATGAGCCCAGGCAGCTCTGTCGCTTCTGATTCCTGGGTTGTGTGTACAAATGCGGCGATTGTTTTCTTGGAAACTTGGTCATCGCTCTTTGAATTTATTTGAACAGGTGTGACTGAGGGCACCTGAGGCTCAGCCTTAGTCTCAGCCTTGGGCACGACCTTAGGTGCGACCTTAGGTGCGACCTTGATCTCGGTCTTGACTGGCTGATCGACCTTGGGCTCAACCTTGGGCTCAACCTTGGGCACGACCTTGGGCACGACCTTAGGCTCAACCTTGATCTCGGTCTTGACTGGCTGTTCGACCTTGGGCTCAACCTTGGGCTCAGCCTTGGGCTCGACCTTGGGCACGACCTTGGGCTCAACCCTGGGCTCAACCTTAGGCTCAACCTTGGGCTCAACCTTAGTCTCAACCTTGGACTCAACCTTGGACTCAGTCTTGGGCTCAACCTTAGTCTCAGCCAGCTCATCTGGCTCAGTTGGAGTCTGAGTCGTCAGTTCGGAAACCTCTTCCAACAGAGCCCGCAAGGACTCTGCTGTCTTGAGACCAGCTTCGTCTCTCATTTCTTTCTCATTCTCTTCATTCTCTTCATCCTCTGGTTCCTCGGAACTATCATAATCTGATGCAGGTACTTCTTGGACAGGCGGAGGCGAAGATGGAGGTGGAGAGGTGGATGTATGCTGTTGTTTCAGATATTGTGCTTTCAATGTGCGCAATGTGTCCTGGAAAGTTGTATAAAAGCGGTTATATTCTTCTTTCAATACTGGAGTAAGCAACCCCAGTTCTTCAAGTCCATCACGGAAAATAGCCAGATAATCCCAATAAATCTTTTTCAATTCAGTTACATTGAAATATCGGCAAATATTCTGGATGCGTTGTGAATCAGGGTTCACAAATTCCTTGAAATCATTTGAAACACGTGATAGAATGGCGTAACTATATCCGATCATCTTCATCGATTCGCTTTGTTCTTTCCTCAGAACATGGAGAGGTAGGAGAATTGCCAAACAGTGAAACTCATTCTCATCCAACACCGAGAGTAATGCGTCTTGTGTATCATCAGGTACATTGTGCACTGGGGCCTTCCAGCGACCCATCAAGTGTTGATAGCATTGCCTGATGAAAGAGGATGGGTCATTACCAGCCTCCATTGAGAGCATAACAAGCTGTAAATTACGTAGACCACTAGTATAGCAGATGTAAGCCAGCTCTGCCTCATTTTGGCTTGCTAAGAGTCGCGCTGCCAGGAAATAAACCACTGAGAGTGTCAACTTGATCAGGAGGTAATTGTTCTGAGTCCCACTCTCTCCATTCTTTAAAATCGTGTTACCTAGACTCAGTGTGGCCGTAACAGGAGCTCTCAGATTAGGTTCAGAATCCCAAAGAGCCCTTAGGCGCTCAGCGTAATTCTCCTTGACAAAGCTTGGGTCATTAGCGATATCCTCAAACAGAATTTTGCCTATATATGTGCTATACTTCTCCCGGTTGGACATTTTTCTCCTGTACCATCTCGTATAAAAATCTCCCTAAATGCTACCGCCGTCTTGATCTACAAGATTCAGACCTTGTAGATCCACAAGATCAAGGTGGATCACTGGCCAATACAAATAAAATTTTACATCCTCACAATCATCCTCGCTGAATCTGGTACCAGGTGGTAGATCCCTCACCCTGTGGTACGTCATAGAGAGTCCAGATTGATCTGTTTCAAATGGATTCACATGGTATTTGAATAATTTTGCAATCTGAACTGAATCATCTCCATCAAGTTCCTTCCTCAATTCAGCCAGGTCCAGAAAGTCCTGTCTTTTGCTCCCCAAATATTTTAACAATTCATACGGCATCATTTTCGTCTTGAACAGCACAATATTCATGCTGGATCCACCTTTTGCAATGAAAGAGAATTGGGTATCGCGAATAGCTCTTAGCTCCATCCCTGTTTGTGTCTTGGTCGCAAACAGAGCGGGATTACTAATGCACCACTTACCTCTCTCCCTCCTCGCCAGATAAAAATAGTTTCCCATACTTTCTCTGATATGTTGTGTTTTCATCAAAGCATGAGCATTTCTTTCAGTTTTTTGTGATTTACTTCGAGCCACTCAGGAATGGGCTTGCGCGGGTGAGAGCTTGCTGAGCTCTGATCTCCTTTTCCCCCTCAAATTCAGGAGCAGGGCCCATCAGCCAGAGATCAGTGCATCTTGGTGCAGATGCCTCAACTGTAAAGTCCACCAGTCTGGGGAAAAATAGGCCCAGTTCACGCTTTGCTGCTTCTGGGGAATCCGATCCATGAACCAGATTGTAAGTTTTGTATTGACAGTAGTCGCCGCGGATCGTACCTGGAATATCTTGAGTGCCGATTATGTGTCGACACATTGTGACTGCATTCAACCCCTCCAATGCCAGGAGCACACATGGCCCTCCTGTCATGAATGTGACAAGATCATTGTAAAATGGCTTACCCTTATGTTCAACATAGTGTTCTTCCGCAATCCCTGTGTCAAGAGTGTCCATGCGACATGACAGAATTTTTAGGCCTTTTGTCTCGAATCTGGACAAAATTTTGCCCACAAGACAACGCTGAACCGCATCTGGCTTGAGAATGATGAGTGTGCGCTGGAGAAATGACATTTCAATGTAGGCGTAGATATGAGATGTGATGCGATGCTCAGTGATGCTCAGTGATATTCCACCCATTTCATTTTCAAATTTTACTCAATGACCATCAGACTCTAGGACAATCTTTCTATAGCCATATATCACAAATAATCTAATTGAGAGTAAGGAATCAACAGATAGATGGTTGGCCAGAGATTCGCAGCATTTACACCAGAAGCAAGTCCTGACTATTATACTGCTGACCACCGCCCACGGTATATCACCCCGGTCAACAAGAACAACAAATACCTTGTCTATCATTTACGCTCTCCCATCGAGAGCCCATTGGTCAAACATCGTGGGTTCGCACTGTATGATAACCCACATGATGACACCAGGCCCGCTCTGGTTGGCTACTATCTCGAGGATATTGGCATCGTGGACCCCCATCGGGTTCGAGAAATACGAGACTGATTCTACATGCGACCACGGTAGCGTCAAAGAGACTCGAGGACACTCGGGTCAGAATCCAAAATGTTTGTGCAGAACGTCCTATTACGGGCTCTCTTTGCCATCATACTCGTTCCAGAATCATAGATCTGGACTCAGAACAGCGTCAGTAGCCGCTTCATCTGGTATACCATAGCAACCTTCTTGCTCTTTTTCTTGCTCAGTTTGACATTCTCCCCACTGCCACCACCATACTCGCTCTTGAAAAAATCCTTGTATTGTTGATACATCTCCTTGTCTGACACATCCAGGGGACTAGCTTCAGTGATATCTACCCAGTACTCCACGCGCCAACAGTTGTGATCGAACAATTCCTGAAAGATTGTCATCAGGATGTTGAGATCGGTGCCTTTCAGGGTGGTTTCGATTCCGATGACATGCTTGTTTGACAACATTTCGAAGTTGGTCTGATGCGAATCGAATTCATGGTGAACCCATATCTTCATTTTGCGCCCTTCGGTCAATCTTTGTGCATCTTTCTGTAGCAGGTATGTAAGAAGTTTCACGTTTACCTTGCGACCATAGGAGTTACTTTGCATTTTTTCCTATTTAGCGATGGTGATATACACACCAGGTTGAGCTATTTCTGACTGATTTCATTTTTTACTTGTTTACCAAATTCGGTATAGGATCACAGGATTGTGCTGAGATTTCGCTCCCCAGTTACTGTGATTGCTCTACTATTATCTAGACCTAGAGCACCATGACCTTCTGAACCAGGAACTATTAATCTACCTCTTGTACAGCTACCATTCCTGGAGCGTGCACTTTTTTCTGAGATTTTCTGACTTTGAAATTTATTTTTAATCCTCCAAAATGTTTGTGAATTTTCGCATCTCAGCTACTTTA